TGGGGCAGTATCATGGTTGCGTATCAGGCCGGGGTGGTCCGGGTGATCGAGGAAAAGAAAACGACGGTTAAAGAGGATGGCCATGAATGTTAAAAAATATCACAGGCAGAAATGATGAAAAAATTAGAAGGAGTCAATCAAAATGTCAATTGAACTGAATCACAAAAAACCAGACAGGGAAAGATGCCCATGTTGCGAAGCTCTTGCTATTAATTTTGCGCGTCCTGTCTGCAAACAATACGGATACGAGTATTTTTATTTATTTTGGAAGTGCGAAGTTTGCGGGGCGGAGTGGGAACATGAGGGAAAGAAACAGGAAGGAGGTGCACGGCAAGATTAAATAACGCAGTCAAACTTTAACCGTCCTTACGGAAAAACCGAGGGGCATTCTGGTGAAAGCCAGGGTGCCCCTTTTTTATTGGGGGGAATAAACGTGAAACGAGAGTGGAAGGCTTGCGCTAAATGCGGTGAACCATGCTTGGGCAAGCGGCTTTGCGTTGAATGCTTATTGAAAACTATATGCAAGCGGTGCGGGAAGAAAAACAGCGTCGTCTTGAGAACCAAAAAGCATTTTATTGATTCTGACAAGCTGTGCCCATCCTGCCGCGATGAAGTTGCCGGGATGATTCAGGAGGAACGCTTTTTCAATCAAAATGAGGAGATAATACATTGAAACATTGCAAATACTGCGGAAAAGAAGTCAAGACTGGGTTCGGGCGTTATGGCGTTTATTGTTCGAGATCCTGCTGGATGGCTGTTGACGGCTTCGACATGAAATTAAAGCACGAGCGCAAAGACGCTGAACATGGCCACGTTTCCATTGAGCGGTTTCAAGAAAAAGGCGGAGACGTGTCCGATGGCGGCGCAGGTGTCGAGGCTATGTTTGACCGGCTAAACGGCACGGAACCGGAATACAACCCGAAAATGGATATTGGCGAGGTCATGCGGGCGGCGGTGGAGATTCACCCTCTCTTGCCCTCCGCGCTTGTTCTGTTGGCGCAGGGCATGACACAGGCGCAGGCGGCGAAGCGGGTTGGGTTGAAGCGCGAAAACATTTCTGCTTATACAAAGCAACTCCGCGCAAGTATTAGAAAATGAAACACTAACAACGCAAGGTTGCGCTAAAATATACAAACATCCCCCTTATAGTAGGGGGAAGTGTGTCCGCAAACTATCGGCGGTTAGCCGAGGCTTAAAGCCAACAGGGCGGCAACCATCCCCCTTAATTTCCAACAGGGGGTGTGCATGGCCTTAACCGTTGCCCAGGTGGATGCCGCGATAACGTCAATCCTGACGGACGGCCAAAAGTATGTAATCGGCGATCGGGAATACACGCAGGCCGATCTTGAAGACTTGATTGCGCTCCGCAAAACAGCCGTATCAGAGGAACGCACCGCCGGCAAGGGGATGTTTCAGCGTGTGCGCTTCGGGACGGTGGGGGCATGAGCCGCCTGCGCGTCCAGTCTATTGTCGGCGCGGGCAAGCTGGGCTTGTTTGACCGTTTCCTGGGGCTTGTGAGTCCTGGCACCCTTGTCCGCAGGGGTCAAAATCGGCTTGCGGAGCTGTATGTCAACCAGCACCTCAAGCGCGCCGCCTACAAATCCGCTGAAACCAACCGCCTGAACGAACACTGGTCAAGCTCAAACGAGGACATCAATGTCATCCTCTACCGCGAGCTTGACAAGATGCGCGCGCGCTCCCGCTGGCTGTTGCGCAATAATCCCCACGCAATGGGCATGATGAATGCCTATATCTCGCACATTATCGCCACCGGCTTGACCCTGCAATGCCGGGTTGCGCGGATGATCCAAGCCAACGATCCTGACGGCAATCCTGTGTTGGAGTCCGTGGAAATGGATGCCTGGAATGATTACGTCGAGGCGAAGTTCAACGAGTGGGCGGAGTTTGCGGATGCCAGGAGCACGGAGCTTTTGCCGGAGTCGTTTCTTGACGACCAGGAACTGTTTCTGCGCCGGCTGATTGAGGACGGGGAGGTCTTTGTTTATCTCGGCACGGATACCAGCCTGCCTGGTGTGCCGTTGCGCCTGATGTTCATCGAGCCGGACAGCCTTGATTCATCCTTGACGACATATGGCGGCAATCCGGTTGTCATGGGGGTGGAGCTTGACCAGCGGACATACCGGCCGCTTGCATACCACATCATGCAGGGCACGACGGAGGCCGGACTTTATATCGGGCTTGGCAAAACAATCCGCATACCGGCCAGCAATATGCTCCACGTTTTTAAGCGCCTGCGTCCGAAGCAAGTCCGGGGCATACCGCATCTGGCCGTGGTGATGCAGAAGTTTTTTGACCTTGACGAATGGACGGATGCTGAATTGCTCGGCAACAAAATAGCCGCTTGTTTTGGCGTGATGATCGAAATGCCGAACGGAGAGGGCACGCTGAAGGGGCTGGAGCCAGAGGACTCCGACAAGGCCACGGATGCGCAGGGCAACCCGCTATCCACGGTGGAGCCGGGAATCATCGGATACTTGCCCGAAGGCGCAAAAGTGAACGTCGTCAGTCCGCAGAAGCCGGGTGCGACGTTTGATATGTTTTCTAAATACATTTTGAAGTCAATCGGCGCCGGGACTTTAGGTGGCATTTCCTACCCGGCCATGACCAGGGACACCAGCGGTCAAACATTCGCCGGGGGGCGGTTATCTCAAAACATGGACTACCAGAGCTTCCGTCCATTTCAAGAGTTTGTCGCCAGAAAGTTTTGCACTCCGGTTTATCGGCGTTGGCTGGCAATGGCGGTTTTATCCAGGACAATTATCGCGCCCGGCTATTTCGACAATCCGACCTTCTGGCAAGCCTGTGAATTTATGCCGCCGGGCTGGGCGGGTGGCGTGAATCCGTTGCAGGAAGTCAATGCCAGTATCCAGAGCATGGAGGCGGGGATCACGAATCTTGCCGATGAAACCGCGTTCAACGGAAAAGATTGGAAAAGGCAACTCCGATTGGCCGGAAAAATCAAGCGCATGGCTGACAGTCTTGGGTTGTCGCTTAAGGGCGTGAATTTGGCGGCGCAGGAACTTAAGGCGGCAAAGACGGAGGAAATTAACCCGGAAGCCGCTGAACTCTTACAGGAGCAAAACCAATGAGCAAAAAAGCTATTTTTAACGCGTCCAATGTCCGAGCCGTTCAGGATGCCATAACGCGCCGGTTTGGCGGCATGGCGGGGGTGAATATCGCCGAAAAGGACGGTCTGTTCCGGGTGACGGAAAAATCACCAGCGCGGAATGAGATGCACGTCAAAGCCGAGTTTGCCGAACGCGAGGAAAACGGCGAGAAGTTGACCGGCATGTCGTTTTCTTCCGAGCTTCCGGTCATGCGTTATGGCGAGCCGGAAATCCTGCTTCACGACGCGGAGTCCGCCGATTTTTCGCGGTTGCTGAATGTCGGGGCGATCCTGAAAAACCACGATCCGGCAATGATTGTCGGTGTGCCGGTGCGGGTGTGGATTGACGACAAGAAGCGTGGCAACCTTGCGATGCGGTGGGGCACGACGGAAACCGCGTTACAGGCGAAAAAAGAAGCACTGGATGACAAGACATTGCGCGGCGTGTCCGTTGGGTATGCCGTGAACGAGTGGGTTTATTTGAAGGATAAATCAGAGAATTATCGCGGCATTTCAGGCCCAGCCTGGATTGCGAGCCGATGGGACGCTTTGGAAGCATCCTTGACGCCGATTCCTGCCGACCCGTCCGTCGGATTGGAGCGGTCAGTTAAGGTGTGTGACCGGGCACAAGACAGAAAAACACAAGAGGAGGAACTGAAGATGAAGAAAAGAATCAAGTTACTCCGCGCCTGGAAAGCGTCTGAGGAAAAAACCTATGACGCGGGCACGGAGTTGCTGGTTGACGAGCGGACCTTTGCGGAATTGACCGAAGGTGAAAACCCCCAGGCTGAAGCCGTGACGGATAAGCGCGAAGTGGAACCGATTGAGGCCAAGAAAACGGAATCCGCGCCCGAAGGCAAGGAAATCAAGGTTGACTTCCGGGCCGAAGCTCGCGCCGCATTTCAGGCCGAGTTTCGCGCCGAAGCCGAACGCGCCAGCGGCATCCGTAGCGTTTGCAAGCGTTTTGATCTGGCCAGCCTGGCCGACGAACTGATTGCCAGCGGCAAATCGGTTGAGGAAGCCCAGCGCTCGGTGTTGGACAAGCTCGCCGAGAAGCATACTGCGCAAGCCCCTGGCGTTATCACGATCACGAAAGACGGCCGCGACAGCACGCGTGAAGCGGCTGTTGACGGGCTTCTGTTGCGTTCGGGCATGGTAAAGGTTGACAAGCCCGCCGACGGCGCCGACGAGTTCCGAGGCATGTCCTTGATGGATATTGCCAAGGAATGTCTGCGCAAGGCCGGTATAAAGATTCCGTCCGATAGCCGTAAGCTCGTGGCATTGGCGATGGGTCAGCGGTTCGGCGAGACCATCAGCAACCAGACATCGGATTTCCCGTATGTTCTGGCGGCTACGGCGAACAAGTCCTTGCTGGCCGGATTTGAACTCGCTCCCTCGACCTATCAGTTCTGGGCGCGCACTGGCTCGGTAAATGACTTCAAGGCGGCTACCCGCGTGAAGTTCAGTTCCGTTGGCAAACTCAAGCTCGTGAACGAGGAAGCCAAATACACGGATACCGCCCGGACGGAAACCAAGGAAACCATCCAGATCGGAACGTATGCGCGTCGTTGGACGATGAGCCGTCAAGCCGTCATCAATGACGACCTTGGCGCGTTCACGAACACGCTGTTCCAGTTTGGCATGAACGCTCGGATGTTGCCGAATGACCTGGCCATTGCAGTTCTTACGGCGAACGCCGCGTTGACGGACACCTATGACCTGTTTGGCACGGAACACGCCAACAACCACGCGCATACTGACTACAGGCTCGACACGCTGGATCACGCCAAGACCGGCTTGATCTATTTGATGAACCTGCTGGCCAGCCAGAAGCAATATGTTGACGTATCCGAGGATGCGTATTATCTCGGACTGCGTCCGAAGGTTTGGCTTGTTTCGCAGACCGATGAGATTATCGCCAGGCAGGTGATCTTCTCGGCGGCTGACGTTGCTAGTTCGACCAATGGTGGCGTGATTAACCCGTTTGCCAACCTTGGCATTCAGGTTGTTCCCGACCAGAACATCAAGACCAGTTCGACGGATTATTCCTATTATCTGTTCGCTGATCCGCGGCTGGCTCCAGTGGTTGAAGTTGCGTTCCTGCAAGGCAACCAGCAGCCGTTCATGGATGAAAAAGATCAGGTTGACGCGGATGGCCGCGTATGGCTGATCCGGTTGGATTGCGGTGCGGCGGCGGTTGACTATGTTGGTGGCGCCCGCGAAGTCGGCACAACCTAACAGTATAGCAAAACGGTTGCCGGGGATGAAACAAGCCCCGGCAACCTTGCTTACATAATTTGAATTGAAAAACATCCGGTGGCGGCAAGCCATAGCGGAAACAAAAAGGAGAGCAAAGATGAAAAAGACATTTTTGGTTTTGGCTATGGCTCTTTGCATAGCCGCGCCGACGTTCGGCGCACGGTATCGCGTCAGCGACGCCGGGATTGTCCAGTATAAAAACACGGGTGCCGCGATTAAGTCTGGTGATATTGTTGATCTCGGTTATCGGTATGGTATTGCGGCCGGCGACATTGCCAGCAACGCAACAAAGTCAGTATTTGTTGACGGCATTTGGCTGTTGGCGCGTGGCAATACGAATGCAATCGCGCTCGGAGCAAACGTATATCAAAACTCGGCATCGAATGTTATCGGGACGGCTGGGGCCGGGAAATATATTGGTCAATGCGTTGAAGCAGTTGCGAATGTAACTGATTTGACTAATATCCTTGGGCAAGTTGACCAGTTCGTTAAGGTTGACATTGGCGCACCGCAGAGGCAGATAATTGTTGGCACGGATATTGAGGCGTGGGATGCCACGCTTGACACGCTATCGGCCGGATTGGCGAGCAACAAGGTCTGGATTGGCAATGCTTCCGGCGAACCTGCGCAACAGACGTTAAACGGCTTGTTCACGATCACGCCAGGCGGAGTTGCTTCGGCTTCAACGACCGACTCGGCTGTTACCGGAGTTGCGACCACGGCGGCCACGGTATTGTCAGGGCTTGGGTCTCCGACCACGGTTAACGCGGTGACGGCCTATGCCGCCCCGCAGACTGCCGATGCGATTATCGCGCTTGGAACGCCGACGACGGCGGATGCGGTCACGTCTTATGGCAGTCCGACGAGCGACACGTTTGTTAAGGAATATGGCAGTCCGACGACAGCGGCATTTGGAAATGCTCTAACGTTGCAGACCACAACCGGCTACGACAGCACGGGTGCGGCAATAACCAATGCGGCAGGCGAGACGATTGCGTTTGTGACGAATGTTACCTTGACTACTGCGAACGCGATTACCGCGCTTGGTTCAGCGACGACCGCGAGTGGTTTAACCGCGCTTGGCACACCGACCACGGCGGCAGCTATAACGGGATTCGCGGCTCATACCACAGCGGCGGCCGTAACCAACCTTGGATCGGCTACCGTTTCGGCGGTTGTGACGTCTTACGGAAGTCCGACCACGGATAGCGTGATTGACTCCGTGACGCCGACGACTGACACGTTTGTTAAGCCCTAAAACCCGAAAGGAATAATCGGCGGGGCTGGGGGTCAATCCC